TCAGGTGTTGTTTCGGGTGCGCCTTTTAATAAATCTAATACTTGTTTTTCTGTATCCGTTACAAATTTATGTTTTTCAAACTCAAACTTAAAAGCTTCCGTATTATTTTCAAATGAAACAAACTCTTCGCTTATAATTTCATCGTCATTATCTTCTAAACTATTTTTTTCAAATAATTCTAAAACAAAATCAGTCATATCAACCAACTTATCAAACTTACTAAACTGTGCTTCTGGTGTTGCAAATAAAACATTAATATCTTGGTCTGTTAAATTATATGAAGTTTTAAGCTTCCATATAGCTATACTTTTTTCTGTTTTACCGTCCCTTACTGATTTTAATAAGTTTTTTAAATCTCGCCATTGTTTAGCTGGCATTTTTTGAATATGATTATTAACTTGGTTTTCTGGAATGTCTGCCATATCACCATCAACCGTTACTTTATCTTTAATATCAATACCTAACTTTTTAGCGTAATGTTCACGTAAAGTATCTAAATCAAATAGTGATTGTAATAAAGCAGTATCAAAAGGTAAATCAACATTGGCAGGTTGTTTCTGTTTTATTTCTAATAAAGATAAATCAACACCGTTAACGGCTGCTAAATCTTTAATAATATTTAAGTGTATCTCTTGTCTATGTTCAATATAACTAAACAACCATCTTTCAAACTTTTGTAAATAAATAGTGTTATCGCCAATGTTAACCGAGCCATCAAAAATAGCTGCTAAAGCAGGATCTGTTCTATGGGCTGTAAAGATATTTTGTTGTGACCTTTTAGCAACCTGCTCAAACATTTTATCTAAATCGCTTTGTGAGAATGTTGTTAACTCAGCTTTTTGACCGCCTTTGTCAACAAAGTTAAACATCATTTTACCGGTGTTAGAACTACCTTTAAATTTACGGTCAAAGAATTTAGCGTATTTTCTTTGCTCTTCCTGAGTTGGCTCGCCATTGAATAAAGATAACATAGCACTTGCAAACATTCCATTCTTTAAATGTGAATAGTTAAAGTTAGTTATCTCAATATTTGTTTCAATGTCTTGCAAGCCTTGTTGGTAGTTTGGTGCTGGGTAAATATTGCCAAACTCCATAGCACTCATTACCTCAGTTTTGTAATAAAGTATTTGAGTTCCTGTTCTTATGTTAGGGTTAAATATTGGATATTCAATAAATGATTTATGCTTATGTGCCTGGTCATTTACACATCCATTATCGTCAACCCATTGCTCACAATAGAAAAGAGTTTTACCATCTGGTGAACGTCTAAATTTGCTAAATTCTTGGTTATAAACTTCTGCTATTTTACCGTTAAAATCGTAAACTATTTGTAAAGCAATACCATCAAATATCTCAAATGGTGTTACGTTCTTTCTAAATAAAGAGTTCCAATCTTCAAAGCGATTAGCGTGTGATAAGAATTTATCGTATTGCGCTTGCTGTGATAGCGTTAATTTGCTTTCGTCATAACATAATCCACGCCCGTAAACATGGTCTGCCTTAGCCTTTATAATAGCACCGTGAACGGCATCTCTATTGTATAGTTCTAATAAGTAATTAGGGTGTGAGTTATGCTCACCCCATTGTAGATATTTGCCACCCGACATTTTTCTAATAGCAGGTTGAAACGAGCTATCAAATTCAATTTGTAAAAGGTTACCGACCTGTGTTATATTATTGCCCATTTGTTACGATTGATGTTCTTACATCTTTATAATAAATATTAGTTACTGAGGGTGCTTTCCACCACGCCTTGCCATTTCCAACTTCACCTGTTAACGTTCTAATATCTGTTGTATTTATATTTGCATAATTGAATAAGGCTGCATTAGCCGATTGATAAACGTAGAATGAATAACTACCATAGTCATCAAATAAAACGCTGCCAGTTAACGGAACAGAAGCTCCAACGGTTATAACAAAACGTTGCTTGTTATTATCTAAGTTAGTGTAAGTACTTGTACACGCTACTTTGCGACCTGTATTATCATTAATGAATACAAAGACAAATTGAGGATTTGCAATAGTTGAATTTTCCGTTACCGAAATATCAATAGTATTAGCCCCTGTTATTAATTGCATCATATACTTATTAAATACTAAAAAGTTACAAATGTTACTAAATAAAAAAGCCCACCTTACAGGGTGGGTCTTACATTTATATTTTAAGAAGTTAATTAAGCAGGTATCAATAGTAAAGCAGCTAAAGCGTTTGGCACAACGTTTGCAAACGTTCTCTCTTCACCTGTTAACACTATTGTATATCCAGAATCATCATTACCCATTGCACCACTTGCAGCAGTTGCAGTTGTAATTCTCATTCCGAACTCTTGACCTAATAATCTGAATGCACCGTTCTTATCTTTAACCATCCAAATAGTATCTTGCTTTGCTAACAATAAAATTTGTTGAGCAACTGCAGCTTGTTTCTTTGGAATGTATAAATTTAAAGTAATTGCATTCATTAATGTTCCGTTTGTATTAGCGGTTAACACCTCAGTCTCATTCGCTTTACCATAGTCAAATTCAAAACCCCACATCTTTTTACCTGTTTGTAAAAAAGAAGCTACGTTAGTAATACTACCACTTGCAGCGGTAATAGTTCCTTGTGTATAGTTTGAAAATTCTACAGCATAAACGTTTGTAAGTCCGGGTGAACCATCTCTACAATCTCTTGCTATTCCCGATGTTATCGGGCAACTTGATAATGCCATGTTTTTATATTTTTTTAATTAAGAGGGGTAAACTTAATTACCCCTCAATTTATTTAAACTCCTAAATACTTGTAAACTCTTGAAGGGAATGCAACTTGTACTCCTAGTTTCCACTCAGCGTGAAACTTTAAGTTTTGATCGTCATCTGATTTCCAAACTTTGAATTTCTCTTCTTCGTTTGCCATGTCAGTACCAATGTACATATTTTCTGGCTCGATAGCGTAGATGTAATTTAAACCAGATAAACCAGCAACTTCAACGATTTCAATGTTTGCACCTTCAGCATACAATTTACTTTCTTCACCTGTTGTATTAAACAAGTTATCAGTACGTAATTTGAAACGGTATGTTGCAGCCATTTGAGGTGACATTAACATTTTGACAGTTGGGTTACCTTGGTAAACGTCATTGTTAGCAATAACTAAAGTAGCTAAACCTTTGATAACAGTACGGCTATTAGCTTCAGACCATGCAGTACCTGAATAAGTACCACCGATTGTAGCAGCACCAATGATTTTTACAAATCCATCAAAACGATTTAAGTAAGCGTTTGTTGAAGTTGTGTCACCTTGCCATAAAGCAATTTCGATATCTTCTTTAGCTTGTTGCATAGTGTCGTCGATAATTTCTTTGCTATAAGCTAAAGAATCATAATCACCACCTGCAGCTAATTTCTTTTGAGTGAAATACGGCTCTAAGTCACGCTCACACCAAAGCATATCAATTTTAGTTTTACCTACTGTGATAGTACGTTGAGTAATTGTAGTTGAACCAGATGCGTTAAAAGCACATGATTGAGCTTGAAATACACCACGAGTGTTAACCACGTTAATAGTTTCAGACGACTTAATGCCAGTCTGTTTGTTTTTCACTAAGTCCATTGTTGGTGAACCTGAGAAAAGTTTTTGATAAATCAGTTGTTCTGGTTGCTCTACATACGATGGAGCTGTTATTGAATATCCCATTTTATTTTGTTTTTTTTATTTGTTTATATTTATTTGTTTAATCCTAATTTGCTAAACATTTTATCTTGCTTTGAAAAAGAACGCTCAGGAGTAACAATAGGGTTAGCCATTGGCGTACTTAGTAAATCAGTAAATGTTTTTGAGAATGTTGCTAAAGTTGCTTTTAACTCTGTATTGTCTTTCTCTACAGCATCAAAACGAGATACTAAAGCCGAGATAGTTTTGTTAGCCAAATCTAATTTAGCGTTAACGTCATTAACTGCGGCATCCATAGCTTCTTGAGTTACAGGTGCAACCGGCTCAACAACTTCAGTAGGTTCGTATTCTAATAAAAGACCAGCATCACCAACTGTAATTTTATCACCATTTTCTAATTCATGGTCACCAGCAGGAGCAGGAAGCTCACCATCAGGAGTTACAACAGTTACGATTGTTTCGTTAGGGATTGGCATTGGTGTTGAGTACTTAACTACCGTACCATCTTTTGTTTTTATCTCACCTGCTACAGGCGGAACAGTCTCAGGCTCAGCGTTATTAACTGGCTCAACAACTGGAATTGGTGTTTCAAATTTAAAAGCCTTTGCAAAAGTTTCCTTTTGTTCAGGTGATAAAATTGAGTTTACCAAATCTTTAAATGTTTTTTTATCGTTCATACTTATTAAATACTAAAGATTTATTTTTGTTTACTCTAAAATTACACTTAGCAAGTGGGCGCAAAATTCATCGCTTAATTCAGTAGCCACACTTTCATAAAAATTACCCTCAACACTAAAGCCTGTGTAAATACCCGTCTTAATATATTCGTCCCAAACGTTCTTATCACCTATGTAAATAAAACCAAACCAAGTACCGTCAACTAAATGTTCTTGCCCTAAAGGCGGATTAACACCCATAGCACGATTAATAATAAACGATTGATATAAGTAGCTATCGTTAATCATGCGTGTGTTATCGTGCATTTGATTAACGTTATTGGCATAACTTAACTTAGCGTGTTTCTTAACTATTTGCTCAATAGTTTTAGATGAGAATTTAACGTTATATTCCTTTTTAGTTTTCTCGTCTATTCTAGGAATAGCCATGTCGGGGATCATTAAAGCACCTGCAAGTATTTGTCTATCGCCTGTAGGAGCTGCAAAGTTTCCTTTTTGAGAGCCGCAAGTAATACGGATTGTTTTTAATTCTTTGTTAGAACCAAAGGCAAAGTAGCCTTGTTCAATGGCAGGACTATCTACGGTTGCAATGGCAGTTACACCGCTTGCATCTTTTACATCGTCTTCGATTGTTAAATCTATTAGTTCCATAATTATTAAATACTAAATTGTTTAGTTTGTTTACTTTAGAATGTAGCTTGGTCTTTAATCTTGTCTATTGTGTTTGTTGAATTTCTTAAGTCTGTTTCAACTACGTATGTTTTAATAGGCGGTTGGTTAAAGTTATTGTTATTGTTTCCTGTAAAGGTTGTTGTGTTTTGTTGAGGTGCTGCTATTGATGGCGTACCGTTGCCACTTGGAATAGATGGGCTTCCTACAGTTGGTGTTTCACCACCACCACCACCACCACCACCACCTTTGAATTGCGATGATGCTATTTTAGCTATTGTTGCGGCTGTTGAAATAGCAACAAAAGCTAATGATGCAATACCGGCAGGGTTAGGAGCTGGACCAATTGCAACTGGGGATAATGCTAAGGAAGCCGAAATAGCTTTGAATCCATCGATTGTAGCTAAACCTATTTGTAAAGCCTTATTTATATTAAATTGTTTTCGTGCTAAATCTTCCTCTTCTTTAGATCCTTTTTTTGCTTTTGAAATTTTATAGTTAAAAAATATATCTGTTAAGTTTTGGGTAGCTTGTAAAGATTGTTGAGCTATTTCAAAAGCTGCTCTTTGTTTATCCGTTTCAAATCCTTTATCAAGATCTGCTGATGCTTTAGCATACTTTGCTTTAATTGCTGCTCTTTCTGATTCAGTTAATTCAGTATTACTTAACTCAATATCTCTTTGAATATTTAAAGCTTCTTTTTTAGCTTCTAATTGTTTTGTTGAATCTTCACCTGCTGCTAATAATTTTAGTTCATTATTTGCTTTTAAATCTCTTTGCTCTAAAAGTAATTGTTTCTTTTTATCATCTTCTAATGCTTTAAGCCTTTTTTCATCTTCAGCTTTTTTATCTGCTGCTATTTTATCTTCTTCAGCTTTTCTTTTAGCTGCTGCGTCTGCATTTATTTTAGAGATGTTTTGTTCATATAAAACAGCTTGAGCTTCAAGTTCCTGCCTTTTTAATTCTGCTGATTCTTTACCGTCTTTTATTTCTTTTATCCTACGTTCATTTGCTTTTACTTCTGCTGAAATTAATCTTACCTCCTCATTTTTAATTGCGGCAATTTGAGCATCTTCAATTTTTTTAATAGCTTCTAAATTATTAGCTAATCTTTCTTTTGATTTTTCTTTTTTATTTTTATCGTCCTCTTTAGTTATTTCATATTCCTTTACCTTTGCATTTTTAATGGCTTCTAAACTGCCACTAAGTTGCTTTTTCATTTCATCTGTAAACTCACCACCTGCTCTTACTTGCGCTTCAATACCTTTAGCTATTTGAAAGTTGGTATCAATTATAGCTTGCTGTTTAGCTTTCTCTATTTCAATAGTACTTTTGCCAGCCGCCTTTGCAACTGCTAACTGTCTATCAAATTCGCTAGTTGTACCTTGTAAGGCTTCCTGAGATTTCTCATTGGCTTTAACCATTGCTTCGCCTTGGTCTTCAATAGCCCTACTCGATTCACTTGTTACACCTATTAAATCTGTAAACCCATCAACTAACCAACTAATGGCATCGCTAACACTTCTTAAAATAGTAGCTAAAAAACCCGAACCTTTGCTTAGTTCGTCAAAGTTTTGTACTAAATAACTAATCCCTTCTATAATTAAAAAGATAGGAATAGCAGACATTGCAGAACCTAAGCCTTTAAATCCTGTCTTAATTTTATCAAAGTCAAAGTCTTTAAAACCTTGACCTAATAAACTAAAGCCTGAACTAATCTTTTCAACTCCGCTACCTTGTAAAGACTTTGTTGTGTCTTTAAGGTCATCCATTTTATCCTTTAGTTCGGCTACTCTTTTAGCAGCTTTACCATCACCATTTAAGGCAGCGGATTGAGCCGCTTTTAATTCGGCTTTTAATTCTTTAATCGAGGTGATAGATTTTTGAACCCCATCAACCTCAATACTTATTACTGTCTTTTCTGCCATGATTAATTTACTATTTCAGCACTTGCTGCATAATGAACGCCTACTAAATCGCCAATCGCTCCGTTAGCATCGCCTGTTGCAGATACTACTAAGCCATAATCCATAACACCTGTTTGTGCAACAGTTGTCTGCACTGCTGGGGTAGTTCCGCTTATTCTATAAGGTACTGCACCAGCACCAACAGGTGTGTATAAAGTAACGGCGGGGACTTTAAACATTCTAACAGGGAATTGAATATTAATAAAACAAGCTAATGCTGTTGCTCCTGCTTTACCTATTATTCCAGTTACACCATTACCAGCCGTTGCAACCGCTATTGATGCAGCAGGGACAGTTGTTAAAGGAAATGATTTACAGTAACGTCTTAAACATCTATTAATATTTTCTGAAAAAAGTGGTTCTAAATAATCGACAAGTTCAGTACCTAAAGTTATCTGAGCTTCTGCTATTGATACGTTATCGGTAGTTCCGCCTGTTGCATCACTAAAGAAAACCATTACTAAGTTTTTTGCATTAGTTGGAACGGTAAAAACACAACTTGATTTAGTCCATACACCAGCGGCTACGTTTACATTTAAAAAGTTTCCTGTTATAGTTCCATTTTCTCCCGTTGGACTTGCATCTGGTGTGATAGCTGTTAAGTTAGTGTTAAACGCAGGGTCTACGCCTGTTGTTACAGACCATGCGCCAGATAAAAAAGCGGGTGATGTATCAATAGTTCCTGCACTTGTTAACTGAATTAATCCTAGTTTAAAGGTTGAGTCAGTACCTACTTTCTTATTATGTTTAATTGATACCCTTACTTTTCTACCAACTAAGTGACGCATATCTTCATTTAATATCCATTGGCTCAGCATTACTTTTTTACCAGCAGTAGCAGAAATTATAGAGCCATAATAACGTGCATTTACACCTGTTTCAGGAGCAGAGCCAGTATCAACTTGCTGCCAGTTTAAGTTTGATGCTACTGAGGTTGTAACACTCCAAGCGTCTGAAACCACACCACCACGTGTTGTTGTTGATACTCCTGCAATAGCCGTTGATGCTACTGCAACTTTTTGTTGAACACTAAACCCACCGTTAACAAGTATATTGCGTTCATCTAATCCGTTGTGATTAAAAACGGATATCACGCCTTTGTCATCTATACTACAAGTTTTATTGTTATTGTCTATAAAAATTTCTACTTTGTTACTTACCGGTGTTGAGGGGGCTTCCCCTTTTGTCATTTTTAATCCCATTGTTTTATGTTTTTAATTATCCTATTTCTAAAGTTGAATTTATGCCTATTTCTAAAAATTTAGTATTTGCTATTTCATAATAACCAGAGTAGTATGCACAATAACCATCTGTAATTGTTTGGTTTAATGCAGGGGCTTGTTTAGTTATTATTAAGTCGGGTAAAGAAGCTGACACCGTTGCCCAACTTGCACTTACGCCGTCTGTTGTTAAGTATTTACTGTTGTTTCCTGTTTGAGTTGGTAAACCACCGCCACCACTTGCGGCAATGGTTACATTAACCCTATCGTTTGGAATATCATCCGCAATAGTTAATGTTACGTTAGTCCCCTCGATTAAATTTAAAGTACGTCTAACGCCTATTAGAGTTCCTGCTTTTCTTATTATTGTTCTTACAAATGCCAT